AACACCTCAAAGGGCCCGCCAATCGTAACCTGCATAAGGTGTCCGATATGACGTTGACTGGATCGCTCGGTAAAATCGGGTGGTCTGGGAAGACCCGAAAATTGCCCTCTGCGAAGAAACAGTAGGGGGGCCAGTGTGTCCATGCGTGTTGGTGTCAGGGTGATTTGGTCCCAGGGCCATTACCCAGAGGCTGCACGATAGACGCATCTGGTGCTAAACCCGGTATACATAAGTGTGCTCTCACTCAGTTGCTCCCACGGTTAGTTACACCACTAATTCAAGAGGAGAGAGCATTCCACACTTGTGCCGAGAATGAGTTGTCTGCTTTAGTTAACCGACATTTGCGATTCACCCCTGAGGTTAGCAGTGTGCTAGCCGAGGAGGCGTTTGCTGTGAACTATCGGTGGATGAAAGGCTATAAGGGAGACCTGATAGCGTGGACGGTCAACCAAGTGTTGGCATCGAAATCAGGGGCATTACTACGCCGTTATGAACAGGCGTATGATTCGCTACAGTATGCACCAGTTGGTGAGGCTGATGGTAGGGTGAAGATGTTTGTCAAAGTTGAGAAGGCGGATGTTAGCGCATACGCCAAGGCTCCACGGGCAATTCAGTATCGTAACACTCGTTACACTGCTGAGTTAGCACGTTATCTAACCCCCATAAGCAAACAGGTGTTCCGATATACTAGCAAGTCTCCGTTTATGCGGGGATTAGATAGTTTCGGCAGGGCTAAGCGAATACGCGCGATGGATCGTTGGGGCGACACAGTTTATCTGGGCCTCGACCATTCAAAGTTTGACTCACATGTCAAGATACCTTGGTTGGAGGCAGAGCATAGGTTTTATTCCTGGCTCAACCCTGACCCTGAATTGAGGAAGCTTCTTAAGATGCAGCTCCATAATAAGTGTATGAGTTCTTCTGGAATAAAGTACACTAGTGAAGGTGGTAGAATGAGCGGGGAATTTAATACGTCCCTCGGTAATAATATCATCAATAACGCAATATTGGGCTACATTTGTGGTAGACTTGGTAAATACCAGGTAGACTACGATTACATCTTGGACGGGGATGATTCTATAATTGCCCTATCCAGGTCGAGGTTAGTAGAGCTCGGTGATTTAACCGAGCAATGCAAAATTCTCGGCATGACGACGAAAGTCGAAGAAGTATCTGATGACATTCAGACTGTTAGCTTTTGCCAAGCGAAAGTAATAGCAGTTGGGGACTCCACATGGCGCCTAGTACGCGCACCTGGGAGGGTTTTGAGTCGTACACTATACACGGTACGTAAGTTAGTTCCGAGTACAGTTGATCGCTATTTGGCTTCTTTGGCTGATTGCGAGTTAAACTGTTCCGACGGTGTACCCGTACTGTATGAATTTGCTAAATACCTGAAGCGCCACTCTAAGGGTGCCAGCCGGTTGGAGGACAGGGATCTGGACTTCAAACGCGGGTTGGAATCCCATGACTTCACGCTACAGATAACGCCGCGAGCTCGCGCGAGTTTTGCCGTTGCCTTTGACGTAACTATAGGAGAGCAACTCCTCCTAGAAAATTACTTTCGTGATGCAAACGATTGTGATTGGGTCGAAGGACTAAAGACCGTACTCAAGAATGGGGAATGCTTCAAGCTACCTCCGTTCTTCGACACTGAATAAGTGTCCCCAACCCTGGGATATGGGAGGGCGTGTTTAACATGCCGCAACGTTACTCAAAACGTCGCACCCCCGGCACACGGGGGCAGGGTACGACCAATATGCACTCTGTGCAGAAGGGTTCGTACGCTAATGGTACCATGGTTTACCGTGATCGGGAACTATGGGGTGTAGCCGCTTCTGGATTGCTAACACTCAGCTTTTCCCCTGGCCAGTCTGGGCTTGCCCGGCTTGATCAGTTCGGGAAAATGTTTGAGTTATGGCGCCTAAAACGGGCCACATTACGATATGCTACGGCTGTTGGGACAACCACAGCCGGTGCGGTTTACATAGGGCTCGATTTCGACCCCGATGATTTACCCACGACCCTACAGGGGGTGCAAGCTTTGACGCCTTTGGCCCGGATTCCGGTCTGGGAAGAAGGAAGTGTTGGTGTGTTAACCGACCGTGTCAATAAAGCTAAGTGGATGTACACCACGAACGGGGCCTCTCATCCAGGTCTGCAGTTCGGGTTTGCAGCGTCCATTTGGAATACCGGCGTCGCAAGCGCGGGTGAGTTTTGGCTCGATTACGAAATCGAGTTAGCGGGAGCAGCAGCGAATCAGTCATTGGCGCGATCCATGACTTATACGAACTCTCAGACCGTCCAATTCATCAC